TTCGCTCGCGCGCCAAGGGAGGAGATGGGGCCGCTGATGCGGCCCTTTTTATTGCGTGTATAGTATGTGGGTATTGCCGATTTGGTTATGGCATTTATTCGCAAGAAGAGCCGGACTTTCAAGTGGCCTGTCAATGTGGAGGAGCCCACCGATGGCGGCACTTTCGAGACCAGCACGTTCGATGCGGTGTTTAAGCGTGTGGGTCGGGCCGAATTTGCAAAGCTCAGCGAAAAAGGTGATCTTGATTTGCTTAAGGCGATTGTGACTGGATGGGAAGGTATTAGTGACGAGGCAGGTAAGGATATTCCCTTTTCGATTGAAGCGCTGAAAGAATTCGCTGATGATCCCTACTGGATTCGCGGCGTACTGAAGGCTTACACCGAAACTTTTGACGCTGGCCGGGGAAACTAAGAGACGCTGCCATTTATTGGGCCGGTGGCGGCAAAAGAGTAGAAGATAAAACTCAGGAGGACGCTGCTGCTTTTGGCATCGTCCTTCCTGAGGAGCCCAAGAAGGAGTCAAACGATTTTGAGGTGTGGCCAGAAAACTGGGACACGGTGATGATGTTTTTGCGTATGCAAACGCAATGGACAACGACAATGGCGGGATACTTGGGCATGCGTTACGAAGTACTGCTTTCTGCTGGCGGACTTTTCGACCTCTACAATGTGGAGAATCGCCGCGAGATGCTCGAGGGTCTTCAGATAATGGAGGCTGCAGCATTAAGCGAATTAGCCAAAGAGGCTGATGGCTAAGCAAGTAAGCGAAATTCTGGTCAAGCTTGGCATTCAAGGCGCCGAGGGTCTTGACAAGCTGAAAAGCTCTTTTCGCGAGCTTGAAAAAGCTATTGGCCCAAGTAATGCAACGATCGAAAAAGCTCGACGCAGCATTATTGAGTTTGGTGAAGCTAGCGGACGTACAGAGCAGATTATTCGTGGTCAGCTTGAGGCATTCAAGGGACTGAGATCGCAGGCTGAAATTGGCAGCAATACATATAACAAGCTTGGCGCCAGTATTGCCACTCTTGAGACAGAGCTGCGTGGATCAACTGCTGCGATTGATCGTCAACGAGAAGCAATTACTGGTGCAACAGGTGCAGCAGAGCGCAATGAAGCTGCGTTACGTCGCCAAATTCAGGCGCTAACTGCGCTGCAACAGCAAACACGGCCTGGATCGTCGGCTTTTGCGCAACTTGGTCGCGATATTGACAGTGTAAAAAGTCGACTCAGTGGTCTCTCTACTGAAGCACAACAATTCAGCCGTACTTTAAATGCTGGCTTTGGCGCAACACCAGAGCGCTTGTCTGGGCAAATTGCAACACTGCGGCGCGGTTTAGCAGGATTGCGGTTTGATTCTGAACAATATCTTGAGACGCTTGAGCGTATTCGCTTGATGACGATCACCCAAGGTGGTCGCACTGGACGCGCTGAAGCGATCGCTGGATTTCAGGCTTATCAAAGCCCAACATTTACTGGCGGATATGCAAGTCCAGGGCGCTTACCTGACCTACCCAATACCACAGCAGCACTTGAGCAGCAGCTTTCAGAGCTGACGGCTGAGCTGGCGAACGTTGAGCGCGGCAGTGCGCGTTACGTGGATGTTGCCAATCGAATGGCTGACATCCAGCGTCAACTTCGGAGTGAGCTAACCGGCACCGCTGAAGCATTCCGCAAGCTTGATATTGCACAAGCGGGAGTCGAGCGTCGTTCGGAAAAGCTCGCCGGCATTCAGGAGTACTACAGGACTCAAGGGCCAATGGCTCCGGGCGTTGGCGGATATCGCGATCCGGCGACTGGCGCCATGATCATGGCAGGCGCTCGTACGCCTGGTCGCATTCGGGTTGAAGAAAGCGCTTATGCAAGTCCGATTGGTCCGCAAGCTTTTCCTGAAGCTGGCCGTAGAGCTCAGGAATCAATTCAACGGTCGCTGGATGATGTTAATCGAATTTATGAAGACGCAAGAATTCGTCGCGTAGAACTGCAGTCAAAATATGATCAAATTCATATTGACAAGCTTTTAGATGGTCTTGAGCTTGAGGGCCAGGTTCGGCAAAAAGGTTTCCAAACGGAGCTTGCTGATTTTGATCGACAGCTTGAGGCGCGCGACCGTAAGCGGCGCGGACGCCTAACAGCAGGGCAGGCGGTTCAAACCGCTGGTGCTGTTGTCTCTGGAGGCATCTTTGGCGGCCCAGAGGGCTTTATCGGCGGCATCGGGGGTGCTGTCGCTGGATCTTTAATCCCTGGTCTTGGTACTGTTGGCGGCTCTTTTGCTGGTGCTGCAATTGGCGCGCAAGTTGGGGCGCTTAGACAGCAGCTTGGATTAACGGCAGACTATGCCGCTCAACTTGAAAAACTGCGAATTGCGCTACGTAATGTAACTGGCAGCAGCACCGAGTACAACCAAGCGCTTGGCGTTATTCGCCAGTACAGCCAAGAGCTTGCGATTCCGCAGGATGTTATTACAAAATCATTTACACAATTAACCGCAGCAGTGCTTGGCGCTGGTGGCACGGTGAAAGACGCTGAAGTCGCATTCCGTGGCATTGCTGCTGGCATTAGAGGCACGGGCGGCTCCGTCGAAAATTTGAACGCTGCCGTTACTGCGACAGCGCAGGTATTCAGTAAAGGCAAGGTATCTGCAGAAGAGTTGCGCGGTCAGATCGGTGAACGACTGCCTGGTGCGTTTTCGTTGTTTGCGCAGTCAATTGGCAAGACACCACAAGAGCTTGATAAAGCGCTCGAGCAAGGGCAGGTCTCGTTGCTTGATTTCCAAAAATTTGCGGAAAAGCTTTTTGCGGAATACGGTGAATCAGCAAAAATGATCGCCGATGGCCCTGAGGCCGCAGGGGATCGACTGAAGACTTCGCTTTCTAATTTGAGCGAAAGTGTCGGCACTTTGCTGCGGCCAATCGGGGCGGAATTTCAAAACACCTTCGCTCAAATTGTCGTAGCAATTGATGCTGGAATTCGCAAATTAAATCAATTCCTTGGTCTAACTCCAGGACGCCAAGGTGAAATCAACGAAGCACAGCGCAATCTTGACGCGACTGAAAAAAGAATTCGTGATTTGCGAGATCGAATTGCAGAGCGTCCTGGTATGGGTGCTACAAGAGATTTCACCGTCCTGCTTTCTCAGATGGAAGCACGACGCGCTCAGCAGTTTGCAAGGCTTCAATCGCTTCTTGCTGCTGAAATGCAAGCACGAGGAGTCACAGATACTGCGACAGAAAGAGCTGGCCTGCCTGGTGTGACGCCCAAAGCGGGTAAAGCAGATAAAACCGCAGAAAGGGAAGCCGAAAAGGCGCGCAAAAATCTTTTTAATGAGCTTCTTGATCGCATTCAAGCGGAGAATGAACTGCTTGAAAGGCAGGGTAAGCTCAATGAAGCACTTGCGAACACTGAAGCTTCCAGAGCTGCTGCTGCTTTTTCTGCTGCTGGTGAAATTCTTGCCAACGAACAGAAGCAGCTTGACCTGCGATTGAAGTTTGGCGAAATTAGCAAAGAAGTTTACGCAAAACAAAGCGAAGCGATTAAGAAAGAAGGCGAGGTTGTTCGAGCTGAATTTAGAAAAACTTCAGAGCAAATTGACCGAGACGCAAGCAAGATTTATGAAGATTTGTTTGGTACAAGCGGTGCGCTATCGGAAGACCAGTTGTCTCCATTTGAAAATGCCTTAGATCAAATTCGTCAAAAAATCAAGGAAGCGGAGGACGCATTTAAAGAAAAAGGCGGTGCCACCGCCGGCGCTGGCCTCGAAAGGATTGGTGCGCTTGGTGACGAAGATCTGCGCAGAATGGCGACACAGCAGGTGATTGGTGGTGACATCGATTCACTGAAAGAGCAGGTTGCGCAGTTCCGGATCATGGGCAGGGAGCTGTCAACACTTGATGAATTAATTATTAAATATGGAGATGACTGGAAGGAGCTTGATCCGATTCTCAAGGGTCAGCTTGTTGAGCTTGCAAGACAGCGAGATGAAATGCAAAGATTAAATGAAGCTGTAAATCAAGTAAGCTCAACGCTACAAAGTGCTTTCAGCACTGCCATGTCGAGCGCGATTACTGTGCTTGTGACTGGTAGTGGCACGATCAAGCAAGTGCTTGGTGATTTATTTAAGAGCATTGGCGAATCGTTCGTCAAAATGGCGACGGACATCATTGCGCAGCAGCTTGTGATGATCACGCTGCAGACAATTCTCAAGGCGCTCGGATTGGTTACGGGGGCTGCAGGAGCGGCTGGTGCAGCAGGAGGCGCGGATGCCGCTGGAAATGTTGCGCCAAATCTTAATCTTGGTCCGACTGGCCCCACAATTGGTGGCTTCCCCGCAGCCGCTAATGGCGCTTACTTTGACGGTCCGACAGCTCATTTTGCTCGAGGTGGCATTGTCGCCAAGCCAACCTTCTTCAAGTTTGCCAATGGTGGCCAGATGCAAAACGGTCTTATGGGTGAGGCCGGTCCAGAGGCGATCATGCCTCTTCGCCGCAACAACCAGGGGCGTCTTGGCGTTGATGCTTCAGGCTTGCGCGACGTGATGGGCGGCGCGCCTGGCCAGGCTGGTGGCACTCCAACACTGAACATGACCTTCCAGACAACCAAGATTGGTGGTGTTGAATATGTCAGCCGTGATCAACTTGAAGCTGCAATGGCCGAGACTAGGCGTGCTGCATCAAGAGATGGTGCAAAGCGTGGGATGACGATGACTTTAGATAAACTGCAGCAAAGCCCTGGCACTCGTAGTCGTGTTGGTCTCCGCTAATGGCTGATCAGTTTCCCGGAATCAAGCCAGCGACTCGTCGTTTTCGGCTTGGGCAATTCCCTGTCAAGATTTATCGCGCTTTGTCTGGCGCAACAGTGAAGCGTGCATTTGGCAACCGAGCTTATGGTTATGAATTGAGTTTAGGGTTTGAAAACATTACCGATTCTGCTGTTGTTCAAATTATTGATCACTACAACGCAACAAGTGCAGGGTTCCAACGATTTACGTTGCCAGCTGAAATTTTTGCTGGTATGAATGCAGCGTTGACCGGCAGAATTCAGTCACCAACTCAGATTAAATGGGAATACGCTGAGCCGCCTGATGTCGATTCAGTAATTACTGGTCTAAGCACTGTTTCCGTGGTCTTTGTGGGGGAGCTTGATTACTGATGAGCGAAATCCGCATTGCACAGTATTTCAAGCTGACCACTGCTAGTGGTGTCGTTCATCGCTACCAGAATTATTTTGTCGGCGCCAGTAGTACGTATCTGAGCGAGTCCTACGGCTTTGCTCCGTTTCAGGCGTCTGGTGCGCTTGCAACGCTCAACGGCGACAACGAAACGCTACAGGTGCTGTTCCCGAACTTAGAGGTTGTGCTGCGGCTGGTGGAGCAAGCCAACGGCAACCGCCTGAGCACCTTGGCGTTTACAACAGCGTGGCTTAATGCCAGCGATCAAATCCTGACGCCGCTGACGGATTACTACATCGGCATTGGCGCCAGCTTTAGCGAGACCACTGTTGAACTGCGTTTCCGCTCTGCAATCGACAGCGTGGGCAGCGCCTTTCCAGCTCGAACCTTGACACGCGAAAACGTTGGCCCGCTGCCTCTTAACAGCGAGCTGTATTTGCGGTGAACGACCTAATCGGCTTGAAGCGTGCATGGGGCGCCTACCCCGGCGATGGTTCAGGTACGGTCGATTGCTGCCTGCTGTTTGCCGAGGTTCGCCGCCGGCTCGGCTACTACGATCACACACCAGATTTTGCTTGGTACTTTGAGCGCTATACCGACGAAACATTTCCGCGTCGGATCATGGCGAAATGGCTACTACAAAACGGCACGCGGCTAGATGGCCCCGAGCGTCACGCGGTTGTGTTGTTGCCTGGTACAAAGGGCGGCGCCATGGGTACAGTATTAGACGACGGCAACGTTTTGTTTATCAGCGAGAGATCCGGCGTGGTGCTGGCTCCGCTTCCGCCTAATCACGGCCATTATTTCAGGCTTCACAAATGACCCGCCGCCTACTGCCCTACGAACACCAGCTAGTCGCTGAGCTGGGCATTAGCGAGCAGGAATATCTGAACTTTGTGCAGGCGCAATTTGATCACACACGCCTGCCTGCGGACAAATTAAAAGAACCGCAAAACTGGGAAACAGTTGCAATCGTGCTGACGATTGTTGGCGTTTTGTTTCAGGTTGGCGCTGCACTACTGGCACCCAAGCCAGAGCTTCCATCTCAGCAAAACCAACGCCGCAGACGGGACCAAGCGTTTTCCCCGCGCTTTGGATTTAACAGCGCACAGGAGTTAGCCAAGTACGGCGATCCTGTCAATCTGGTTTATTGCAACACCGACCAAAACACAACGGGCGGCGTTCGCGTCAACACCTCAATGGTGTGGTCCGCTGTCAGCAGCTTTGGCTCCAGTCAGTTCATGCAGATGGCTGCAGTGATTGGCGCGTCAAACATTGACCCAACCGGCATTGATGTAGCTCGCACAGCCTTTGGTCAGGCAACCCTGCGTCAGTTTGGCGCACAAAAGTATTGGCTGTATTTACGTCAAAACGGGATTCTGCGTTTTAGTGATCAACGTTTCGGCGCTGGCACAGATCCAACGAGCGTCAACGAGCCTGCATCAGCGTTTGTTTATCGTGCTGCCTTAACTGGCACACAAAAAGCCGAAGGTTTTAGCCAAGCATTTTCACCATCGACGATGACACGGTGCGGCGTTACAGCACCAATTCCGATCAACGTTGTTTATCTGGATCGTGACGAAAGAGGTTCATCCAGCCTGCGGGCAGATCTAGGGATTGAACTGAACGGACGCGGTGGATATTGGCCCGACAACGTTTTAGATAACTCGCGCCCGATTGTTCCTGTCGGGACCGTATTCACCCTGCGTTTCAAAGGGCTTGCCAGCAATGGTGCCAGCGATGTACGCCAAGCCGCATCCGAGTTGCGTCGTACTTTGCTGAGCTACATAGACGCGGCGAGCACCTACAAACTAGGTAGTGCCAAGTTTCGCGTTAAGGGTCAAATTCAAGATCTGGAGTTGGATAACGATGCGACCACCATTGATCTGGA